GATTGCACAGTTGCTGACATAAACTCATCAATTGTGTCATATGGAAGTATTAAACTCTGGTAGTACTTCTTGTATTTTTCCTTGATTTCAGGTGCAAAGAAATCTGGAGGAAAGTTGAATATAAATCCGTTTTGTCTTACGTTAAGTAACATATTTTACTTTTTTACTTTTTTCACATTTGCCCAAGATTTACTAGGACTTGCTGCATTTACTCTAGCCATTGCCCATTGATGAGCAGTCATTCCTGGTCTAGAACCCGAAGAATAGTATGCACCTAATCCTTTAATATATTCACGTTTTAAGTCAGCGAATGAATATCCTTTTTTAGTTGCAACTGCTCTAATCTTAGCAAGAGTCTCTTTACTTAGATTATGGGATTTAGCTTCATTGACTTTAGAGTCCTTACGTGGAGTATTCTTCCAGTTACCCTTTTCTCTTTCAGCTTTTTCCATATCGTCTCTAAGTCGATATGCCTCTTCTTTATTTCCAGATTTGAGCAGGTCCTTTGCTTTATCTAGTTTCTTATCACGAGCACTTCCCTCAGGAGCTTTATATTTTCTAGGATGAGCCTTTTGTTTTTTACTCTCGAGAATACAATATTGGTTAAAGGTAAGAATCATCATTTTTTATTTTTTTACCAAGCTGTCTTTTTACTTCTTCTCTAACACTTTCCATCTTTTTAGCGTATGCTGGATTATCATTTCGATTAAATACTATTTGCTGATTTAGACTTCCTGTAATTTTACGCATATCTCCACCCCTAGTTCTAATTAACCATTTAGCAAGTTCCTTTATTCCAAGCTCTTTAAATTTTCCATTAGCATCTGGTGCATTTGAATCATGCCAATCTGGAGAATTTTTAGTTTTTCTTTTTTCATTGAGCTCTAGATTTTGCGAACGACTTGGATAAGAGGTTGAACTATTTTCAAGTATCAAATATTGGTTATAACTTAATATATTATTCATAACTCTTAACTATTTTTATTTTTAACTCATGTGTTCCCTTTATTAGTCTATGCCATTCACCTATGGAAATAAACACTGGTGAATTTAAGCTTTGTGGCAATCTATTCTCTAATTGAATCATCCAGTCAGTCTCCTCTAATGCAACAACTGTTCGATATTCATCATCCCGATGCCATTTTAATTCAATTGGATTAATTGAATCATTAAAATGTCGAACCGTCACATCTTCTGATATTTCAATATCTCTATAAATCATTACCAGAATCCAGGATAAGTTTTTCCGCCCCAAAGGTGAGCATATCGATTGATTCTACAAGCCCAATATCCAGCTTTAGTCCTATCTTTCTTTTCAGCACAATTGTGTCTAGCGGCAAATGACTTTCTAGCCTTTGGGTTTGAAACTTTTGCTGTGAGTCCACCATGAACATCGCCGAATGCAATTTTCATTATTCGCCCGCTTTTAGGGTTTCTAACGTATACATGATACTTTTTAGTTCCGCCACGTTTAGGATAATTTAATTTAGGATTTTTCTCCTCATTAAGATCTATATCTTCTAATGGTAGATCTAATGGGACTACTTCTCCTTGATATAATCCAGTCAAGCCAAGATCAGTTGTCTCAAACAGATGCTTGTCCAGTTGGCCAAGCTCAAGAATTCCATCATAAAATCTTTCCCTTGCTTCACATAACATTGTGATGTGAGCTTGGGAGCCAGGCCTAAACACCGATTCAGCTATGCTATGATTGTTATCGATGTGATATCTAAGATTCTCAGATATCTCGCACTCTCCAATAAACTGACTAAAACTTTTTATTCTTGTTTCCATATTAATTATTTATTCAGCTGGTGGATAGTCCTGATCGACCCAGCTATCACTAAGAGTTGTGTTATCATCTCCAGTGACTTCTCTAATGTTAAACTGCTTGATCGTATTTCCTTTATACATCTTAGAGTGATCGTCAAAGCTAGGAAAATATGTCTCCATATTTAGGTCAAGTGAGATTGAAACTGTGTTTGCATCACTATATACAAAGCTATAGCTTTTAGTGAATTGTGCAGTATCTGGAAAAGTGATTTGTGCGGGTACTCTAACTCCTCTAAATTGAAAGTATCTTACTTGATTCTTATAATAGAAGTCAAATATCTTCTCCATTATTTTAAACGTCTTATTGATGTTGTCGCTCTCAATCTTTATGTTGTATGTTAAGACCATAGGTAAGGTAAATAGACGAGAGGAGAAGGCTTTTATTACTTTCTGATCGCTCTCATCTCTAGTCTCCTCATTAAAACTACCTCTAACAAATTTATTAGTATTATCACTCGGTTTGATAGTAAAAGAAGAAAGAGTTAGAATCCCTCTAGGTAATTGTTCATAATTACCCTCAGCATGGTTAGGATAATAACAATCAGTCGGTAATTCAAGAAAAAAATCTTTCATAAATCCTTCGTCTCCACCAAAATTATAAAAGAAAGGTACTTCATGGTCTTCTATCTTTCCTGCTCGTTTTAATTGAATGACTACTTGTCGATTCAATAGGTCCAACATAGAAAGAGTTGCGTTTCTAAGAAATATGTCTTGAACATTTTCGTTTCTTATGTTCTCAGTATGTGTTACTTTCATATTATTATCTGTTTTTAGCGATGTATGGTAAGTTAGTTTGAGGTCTACAGTTATCGATTAGGACTAACATTGATTCATCCTTCAAGAACTGTTGACTTAAGATAAAATCATGTTCCTCCTCTCTTAACATTGTATTAAATACTCGGATGTTAGTTATCAATAACTTGGAATTAGGTAAAGTATAATTTTGAGTAATATCAAATGTTTGTTGAGCAAAAGAAGAAGTATTTGATAGGATTCTAACAAAATCATTATGGTTTACTAGATCACTAGGATCCTCCTTAATTTTGTAAACGTATGCACCGCACTGTAAGAACTCATTTGACATTGAGACTACCATCGCATGCCATGAGTCACTCACAAAGTTATTGATTGTGTATGTCTTAATTAAGCTATTTACCTTCACGGTCAAGATAAAATCGCCTTCAGGTAAAGTTGAAGTATATCTACTAAATGCGGCAGTCACTCTAATTCCACTTGAAGTTAGTTCATCATATCCATCTATGAAATTTAGGGTATCTGATAAGCTTGGTACATTAAATAGACAAGTAAATGATAGATTCCTGTCAGTCGCTACATTAAACTTGGGCTGGGCATTATACACTACCGCAGTATCTCTAACTTTAAACTGTGCAGTATCTACTGGTCCAGAGGTATCATATAGAACTCCTTTTTGATCCTTTAGACTAATGTCTCGATACGCTTCGATTCTAATGTATCTACCCTCATCACTGGTCCCAATATGATTTTCAATAGAATCGAACGGTCCTCTTATTCTAATATATCTAGTATTAAGACCCTTTATATTTTTTTCATTTGTAACAAGTCCTCCATTTTTCCAAGTAAGATATAGGTCACTGTCTTGATATGCTAAAATCACCTCGCTTGAGATAGCTGGAACTTTATCTAGACTAGGAAGATTATATACTTGTTGAGTTGTAGATATTGCTGGAGAATCATTAGTTAAATTCACAATTAAGTCACTAGGCAGGATTGCACCAAGGTCATAATAGTTTTCAATTAATGGAGCAAAATTATATGTGTATTTTAAAGGTCGTTGGATCAAGTCAGGATGCAATGCTTTTCTAGCAGAGTCAAAAGTAGTAGTGATCTTTTGATACTGTTCTGGCATTGTTGCATCTTTAATGTCTTTCTTCACCTCTTCTCCAAATAACTGCTCAGCATTTGTAATAACGTTATCTAAGAAAGTTCGAGTATCGTCAGTAAGCAGCATATCGATGTTTGGATTGTACTTCTTAAGTTGAATCTTCCAAAAGGTTGGAGCCATCATAAATCCTCTATGTAGATAGGATCCCTGAATCTCAAACATTCTGTTTAGAAGTGGGAAGTATAAAAAGTCTCTTTTTCTAGGTTCAGAATTAATTCCAAAAATAGATTGAAAATACTTATGATCGATCTCAATTTCAAAAGGTAATTGAAAATCGATTCCAAACTCTGTGAACTTTGGCATATTGTCTGGAAAAGCATTATCTTTTACCATTACTTTGATACACTTGCGATCTATATTTTTATAAAGAGTCCATTCTTTAAAAACATAGTCGCCGCTGTCTGATTCCGGAAGAGTCCTAAAGTATACTACTTGGTGACCATATAATTGATTTGTAAAGAATGAGAGCTCTTGAAACATTCCAATTGCGCTATCCACATTATAGGGTCTAAAGCTAGGATCCCTATTCTGTATGATTGAAGTACACACTTCATCACTACAAATGACTTGTGGAGTATATACGTTTGCTACTTGAGCAGCCTGTCTAAATCTTAATTTTATTTCATTAATTTCAATATGAGTGGTAAGCTCGTTTGAGGTTCCATCATCATATTCATATTTTACCTCAAAATAGAACTCATCATGTTCATCTAAAAAAATACTTGCAGCATCTCCTAGATTTCCAGGAGCAATATCATACCATAGGGACCAGTCAAGTCTATTTCTAGAGTATCTAAATTTTCGGGTAAGGTTTGCTAGGTTTAGAGTGTTAGGAACAGCGATTATTAGATCTTCAATAAAATCAGTAAACTCAATGATCCCAGTGACAGGTTCACATGTCGAAAATATCCTAAAGTTCTTACTGAAAGTCAAGGAATTATTTTGCGGATCAATTAGTATC